CCATCCAATGTATGGGATGCTGGTAACTGCTGGGACAATCAGACCAGCACTAATTGCTGTTCCTGCCATTGCACCTTGTGAGCGTGCTCCAGCGTCCGCCCTGATGCACTCTTCGCTTTTTGCAAGGGACTTTCCCTCGCCGTCAACGGCACCTCCTAAGTTCCTAGCACCATCCATGGTGTATTGATCACGACGATACTCACGACGGTGCTCTATACCACCACCTCCAAACCATCCACCTTTCTTCTGATCAAGTTGAAGGGATCTTTCAGATTCCATAACTTTAGGATCATTAGCACGGTACTCAATCTCATACCCATCCTTGCCAGCTTTAATTCTGTAAGATGAGTATGGACCGTGAGGAATATTAATTGTTGGCGGTTGGTGTAATTGTTCTTGTGGTCTTAACACATATCCAAGAAGACCAATGTGAGAAATACCAACGAGAGCACCCAATGCCAATGCTATGGTTTTAATTGGCGTTGTCTTCTTTGTTGGCGTTTCTGTTGGCGTTTCTACTTCTACCTTCTTAGATTTCCACATGATCAGAATGGAATAGCAGGACCAGTCATTTTGCCTGTTGGCATTGCCTCACCAGTTACTTTAGGCATCTCGGGCATGGCACTTTGAACCATTCCTGGTAATGCCGAAGATACAGCATCTACTGCTGCCTTGGTAACCTTTTCTCTAGCATCCTCCATAAGGACATCTGCATTTTTATACAGATAAACCCCACCGCCAAGAACTGATAGTGATACCAGTCCCGACAGCAGGGCAACAACGTTAATTAATTTTTGCATGTTATGCCTCGGGTAAACTTTGTCTTTGAATTTCCCTTTCCAGTTCAAGAATCTCTGGATAGTATTCACAAGGATATTCCATGACGATTGGTGTATCGACAAGTATCATATCAGTCCGACAATAACCATTTCCAATCTCTACATGACCCAAAATAAACAATGAGAATAGCAACATATTTATTAACCCTTATTTTGATCTTTAGGTTCTACTGCTGAAACAACTTCTGGTTCTTTCTTTGCTTGTGCTTTTTGTGGAGTAGAGGCACCACCAGATTTAGCAGGACTCAATCCAAATGCAGCAAGCGATCCAGAGAACACGGATGCAATGAAGGTAGGGTCGAAGTCAAGAATCTTCTGACCATTTGGTAGACGAACGTAACTAAAGGTGAGTAGAGAGGCAGACCAAATAAGGACAACAACTTTCACCAGATTACCAAGGACTTCACTCTTATCTTCATGATCGTGGTCTTTCTCTTCTACTTTTGCTTTGGATTTATTTCCGAGCATAAAAATAGAGGAGTTAGGCTCCTCTATTTATACTATGCTACTGCAGGAGCAGTTTTCTTTTTACCGATGTTATACTTGGACTCAAGTTCCCATTCACCTTTTTCTTTGTATGCAAGCACCTTGATTTGATTCAGTGGTGCAATATCGGTGATAGCGTCTGCGTTTACAATCTCAATCAGTCCCCAGTCAGAGAGGAGTTGAGTAATACGATTGCGACGTTGTACATCATTTTGAGTCAGGTTTGCTGTCTTGCCATCCAGAGCAAACAGTTCCTTGAAGTGAACAATGTAATACTTACCTTGCTTATGAAGGATGTGACAGGATTGATAGAGTTTCTTTTCTTTGCGGGATGCAACTCCAATCCTTGAAAGAGTTTCTCTAACTTTCAGAAAGTCATCAGGTTGAGAAAGTTTAACCTCAACCATGCTTTCACGTGACCATTGTACCTCAGCAACCTGTGCCATTATTTTTTACCTCCACGGTTTAATTTCGATTTAATAAATTCAAGTTGTTCTTTATTTAGTAACTTCAGAACTGCCTGTGCTTTTTCGGTACTATAATCATAATACGTTTTGACACACTCAAGATCATCTAGTTTAACTTTCTTTTCCCAGGGAGAGAATCTCTTCCTCTTCCTGATCGTATTTATATAGAAATCGTATTGAAGTTTATTTGGCAACTGATGAAGCATATTCATCTCGTTTGCCATCATAACCGTGTCGTAATGGGAAGACATGCATTTGGTAATAACCCAGGAGGGATAATCTTTTTCCCATCCTGGATCATCACCATCCATAAGATTATTCTTCGTCTCGTTGATCGTCTTCAAATAATCCGTCAAGCTGTGGGCGTACTGCATAATTTAGTAAAAGAAGTTCTTTGCGTTCTTTCTGGTCACGAGTATACGTTCCAGTAGATCTCATAGTATAGGTAAGATCCCAATCTTTTTTATACCAGTTTGGGAATCTCTCTTTGACATAGAGGTCTGAGTTGTAAGTGATCATACACTTTTGCTCTGAGTTTCTGCATTGTGCAGCAAACCATTCATGATCAAATCCCTTATGCATATTACCCCTCTTTCCATAGAGAGAAGTTTTAATGTCATAGGGAGGATCTAAGAATACAAACGCATCATTACCATAAAGTAATTCAGAGTAATCTACATTTGTAATGCTCCAAAACTGAATCAATTCAGAGATGGCAGGAAGACGATCAATGCCCCTAAAGGTAAAATTCTGACGGGATGCCTGCTCGCTAAAAGAAGATGACTCAGAGAGACCACTGAAGGAACACTTGTTCACAATGTAGAAATTAAATCCTACCGTGTAATCATCAATGCTATCTAATGCAAGTTTAGCATTATCAAATGCCTCTCGATGAGCATGGGGACTCTCACCAAGTTCTGTCTTCAGTGCCCTAAGATCAGCAGAGAGTCGATCTCCCTCACGTTGTAGGGTCTTCCAGAAGCAGTACAGAGGACGATAAAGATCATTCACCCATATCTCAGTTCTAGGTCTGGTCTGAGTTACATAGAGTGCCATAGAACCACCACCTAGAAATGGTTCATAGTATTTGTTGAACTTACCAGGAAGGTTCTGACTTAGAAACTTAATTGCCCTGGATTTACCTCCAGGATATCTCAGTGGTGTTTTGTACTTCATTCCCATTCAGGTTCATTTTTAGATTTCCAAGGTTTATCATTTAGTTGCCACTGTTGATGTGCCTTGTTCACATTATTCATTAAATCATTATGCCATTCAAAATTATTTACAACCATTAAAAGTTCATCATAAAAATTTTGATCCTCTTCCGTAGGAAGATTGTAAACATAATAATGACATGATTTAGAAATAAAATCAATCAATGCTGTCTCTGGCACATGATCAGGAATATCAACAATAAATTGTTTCATTTGAATTCACACTCCACCATCATTTCAGTAAGGGCAGCAAGAAGATTGATTTCCTGATCTGCAACAAATGCAGATTGGTATTGATACTTGCCGATAATCAATACCGCATGAGGAATAGTTCTAGGTTCAAGATACGTATAAAGGTTATCGTAAATTGACCTAAAGATGTGAGAGGGTTCATTGTCAAGATTACTCGACACCCACTTCTTAACCGTAGTAAACTCTTTGTTCTTCAATGCCTGAGTAAGTTCTGCAAACTTGATATCAGACAAACTAGAAAGGATGCCACTATCAATAACACCACCAACTGAGTAGCGTTGACACTCATTCAGTGTACGACGCCAATCAGGGAAGAACTTCAGGATGATTTGGGGAAGTACTTTCTCATCAAATTGTACGCCCTCATCCGTAAGTATAGACCTGAGACGGTCGAAAAACGTTCCTGCGAGAATTCGTTTTTGCTTTCCTGGAATGGAGAAATCAACGACTGCACATCGTGAGTGCAAGGGTTCAATGATTTTGTTCTTGTAGTTACAGGTGAAAATAAACCGACAGTTACCATAAAACGTCTCAATGTTTGCCCGTAGAGCGAGTTGAACATCGTGGGTTGTGTTGTCAGCTTCGTCAATAATGACGACCTTGTGTTGGGAGTCACTAGAAAGTGAGACGGTCGATGCAAAATTTTTGACCTTGTTTCGTACTGTGTCAATTGCCCTTCCTTCATCAGATCCATTTACAATAATATAGTCAACACCGAGTTCTTCACAAAGTGCTCGGGCGACTGTAGTTTTACCGATGCCAGCAGTTCCATGAAGCAACAGGTTAGGAATCTGACCAGTGCTCAGGAACTCTTTAAATGTTTTCTTTGTATCTTCTGGCAAGATACAATCATCAATTTTCTTGGGACGATACTTTTCGACCCACAGAAATTCATCACGACTCATAATTCAATTAAAAGCAAAAGGTCGGTCATACTGCTTGTGGACTGATGACTTTGCCCCAAGTCGGGAACGCATCACTGCAAATCCTAGCATAGGATCTGCCTGTCCACAAGTAAAAATGTCACACACTGCTTTACCATCTTCTGGCCAAGTGTGGATACTAATGTGACTCTCAGCAAGTAAAGTCACTGCAGTGACTCCCTGAGGTTCAAACTGATGGGAAATAGTATTGAGGAAGGTTGCTCCAGATGCTTCAGCAGCATCATAGAGAAGTCCTTCAATAAACATCCTATCGTTTAGAAGATCAGGATCACAATCATACAACGTGAAAAGTACGTGCTTCATCAACCATAACTGGAATCGGGTTCCAGGGCAATGTAGTATTCAAGATCTCCACACACAAAGTGTGCTGCTTTCTTAGTAACTTCAACTTTATAGTTGCCAGGAATAATTTTGATATTCTCAACTTTAAAGTTGAATGAGAATGGAACTTCAGATTCACCGACAACATAAGAAACAGTATTAGATGTTTCGTTGTCCTTATCCTTAGTAACCAAACAAACTTCCCCGCCACCAGATTCTAGACACAGGTCAGGAAGACCGTAAACACTTGCACTCCGAATCAGAGAGTCCAAGATATCAGAAGTAAGTTCAAACTCAAATTCATAATCTGAAAGTTGAACTGCTTTACCCTTGGGAGAAACAATCAGGTCAGGATCACAAAAGAAATATTTTACTTTTGTACGACCACTCTTAATAGTCAAATAAGAAGTATTGTCAAACTCAATTTCAGGATCAGCAAACAGTGAGATACCATTTAGAAACTGTGCAAGATCATAAATGGCAAACGGCATTGGAAACTCTTCATTGACCGTTGCTTTACTAAAAATGTTTTTAGTAACAGAGATTGTAGAAAGAGAGCTGCCTTCACCGATACTGATAGAATTGTTGATTGAAGCAAAATTCTTCAGGATAGTTTTGGTCTTATCAGAAATTTTCATGCTTAGTGAGGGTAGTTACTGGTTTGCTTGTGAAGACCTGAGAAGTGATAAAGAAGAACGCAATAGTGAATTGCTTTCAAGATGTCCATCTTTGACTTACCCTCTTTCTTACCAAACCGAGAAAGATATTTAATAGCATTAGAACGACAGAATGCTTCAGCATCGCCAATGCTCTCAATCAAATCAAGAGTTTGGGTTTTAGATTCTTGAGAAGTGTAATGCTGACGATATGTGCCAGAGAGATAATCTCGCACTTCCTTAAGAGTCAGGTCCTCCTCGTATTTCCAGAACCCATTAGTGTTGTCCATATTCAAGTTGAATTCGTGTTCGCTCATTTCAAGTACATCAAAAAGTAAAGACCAAGAGTTAACCATAAGGAAATAGAAACTCGTTAACAAATTGTTCTGCTCTTTCCTTGCCGAAGTTGTTAGCAAGGTATCCACTCACAGGATCCAGTTTTTTCATATAGGAATCAAAGTCCCTATAAACAGTTTCGTCCGTTCCTTGAGCATCAGCAGATTCTAGCATATCTTTGTACACTTGTAAATAGGCAGCAAAGTCATCAAGGTAATTGTCTACCTCATCCATTGTGCATTTACGAACATAGACATGCTCAGAGAAATGATTCCCAGGTTCAAAGAATCTAAA